ATGTAGTGCTCTGCTTTCTTAATGTCGTCCAGCCCACCCTTGACATCGCATCGTGCAAGATATTTGATAGCGTTACCCCGCAAGAATCCTGCGAATTGTTCGGGTGTCATCCATGACTCCATTGCTACCCAAGGTTGCACGGCCATGTCTTTGTAATGAGAACCACCAACTTGTTGTAGGTCGGCAGTCTGCGTTACCGCGTCGGTGATCTGTGGATTGACTACCTCACCTAGCATAGAACCACTGAGCACACGCTTACGTATGCCGTACACCTGCGGCATGTGCATACCAAACTTAGCACCAACATCTTTCGGTACTGCATTGGGATGCTTCAAAAAATACTCTGATACTTTTGCTGATTTAGTTTTCTTCATCTTCTTTCTCCTTGGGTTTAATGACACGTGTTACTGTTTCTAATGTGGTAAAGCGATGCTCGTTGGCGCACTCATACCTACGATACACCGTATTAGCAGGGCGAGATCGGGTTTCTTTAACAAACACCCATGTGTTGCACTCAGGACACTTCACTTTTTGCTTTCTCTTGTTCTATGGATTTGTATATCGCACCATACTCATCTTCGTCATCACCGAACACACCGAATTTACGGCGTAGTTGTACGCTTAGTTCAGCACACACGTTATCAGCCGCTTGTAGCGTTGTCTCTTTACTGATAGTGATGTGGTAGTACGCTCTGCCTTGTACGCTCTGAGCGAAACCATGTAACAACTCTGTTGGGTGTTGATTATTTTTAATTGAATCGAACAACAAGTCAATCCATTTTTCGTTAGACCAGTCGGGTTGAACCCAGTCGTATCTAGTCTTACTAAGTGTGCGTTCTGCTATAACATCTTGGCAGATGGTATCGAGTACACCTAGCTTGGCACGTAACTTCAGTCCCCGCTTGAACACACGCAATGCTCGTAACCATTCGGTACGTTTAGCAGGAACAACTTGTACGTCAGTAGTTGGCTTGGCGTTCATGCACTCACCAGTATCAAGATTGAATTTGATGCCGTTGAATACTTCGATACCTTCAGCTTTCATAGCCTCTCGCCATTGTTCCCATCGGTGAGAACCACCATAAAAGCTTATTCTCTTAGTGTGTATCACACGATGGCGACCAGTAGCTACCCTCTCCCACCCGATAGGTATCGCTCGGGCTAGTGCTTGGCTTAGTGTGATGGAATAGTTCTTTGCTTGAGCACTCGTCATGGTAAACGTCAACGTGTTGTCAGGTGCAAAGACACAGATAGTCTTGTTGTCCATGCGCAGTTCAAAGTTCTCGTCTACTTTATGTAGGCGACACCATCCTTTGACTGGCTTACCCTTGTCAGGGAAACGGCATGTACCATACAGGCGCTTAGCCTGATCGTATGTTTGTATTGCGGCTTGATGATAGTAGGTCATCGGATTACCTCCACGTTGTGATGTTTAAGGGCTTCTTCGAGGGCTTCTCGAATTGATTGGCGTATGATTTTCTTCATACGCTTTACTTGATACTCATGGTATGCCTTGGTGTACTTGTACAGACTGAGGTTGGTATACATACCCCCCTCACGTCCCTTGGAATAGTCTGCACCCGCTTCCATAGCAAGGCGTACCATTAGCTTTGTTGATATACGTGACTGCATATCAGCGTGTGAGTTTGTGGGCTACTACAGTAGCAGTCAGAGTACCAAGGTCAACATTGACTACGACCTCTTTCTTCTCACGCTCTACTACTTGGCGGTGTCTATCCTTGTAGTCCTCAGGTATCAAGTCCCACAGTGGAGGCCACATCTTCAACGCAGGAGATAGCGTTGCATGTGCCTTGATAACTTCCTTGACGGCGCTAACAAAGTCTGTTTTCTTCTGCGCTATTGCTTTGATATCGTTGCGGTAGTCCTCAATCTCTTGGGCTATCTCCTCCCACTCGTTACCAACTAACTCGTAGCCGTAGTAGTCCTTGTTTTTAGCAGGTACATCTTTGGGTAGGGTGTGGGGTACAGGGCGTGAGTTAGTCATCTTGCACTCCAACCCACCAACATCTGTACCATTGATTCGTGCTACCTTCATGCTAGAAGTTTCGGTGAAGAAGCACACTGGTAGTGCGTTCATAGCAGGGATGTATTTACGATGGATGATTTCGTAGATACGATCACCCCACGTTGTGTTGATGTTGTCCCTTGTCGCATTTATCTGCTTGTTAAACATATTCTCTGCGTTCTTTACGATTGCATCTTGTAAGTCTTTACTAAATCTGACTGTAGCCATACTCTAATACCATCTTCATGCCTTTCTATTTCTACGTTGCCATCGGCAACATCATGTACCAAAGCAGAGAGTAAAACCCCTGCACGAATATGACTCCGTATCTCAGAGCGTAGGTACGAGATGTAAACACCCATACCTACGAACAAACACACGGCAAACAACTCGCCGTATGTAATCACATCAGCACCACTTCTCCGAAAGGTGCAGTGCCCTCATCGGTAGATACCCACAGTACAGGGCAGTTGGGTTCGTTGCCGAAGTCATCACAACACAGGTCAGTCAGGAACACTACTGCGATAGGTTCGATGCCGTGTTCCTCGATGTACTCAAACACAGGGCTAAACGCAGTACCTCCACCGCCGTGTGGCTTGATGTCTAACTCATCATCTACACCATACGATTCGTAGTGGCTCACCTCGCTATCAAAGTACACCACATGGATACGTGTTGGGAACATGTCCTCCTTGACTGTACGAATCTCAGCAGAGAACTGATTGATAATGTCTTGAGTGATTGAACCTGAGCAGTCCACTGCAAACAACACCTCACCCATCACCTCACCACTGGTGCTTGGTAGGTACATACCCTGCGCTATAAAGCGGCGGTTAGGTCTAGCCCATGAGCGGTTATCGTTCTTACACTTGACAAGGAAGCGTTGCATCACATCACGCCAGTCAACCTTAGGTCTGAGTACCTCGTCAACCAGTCGTTCCATGCCTGCACTCAACTTGCCCATCATCTTTGCGGCTTGTGCCGCTTGTGCTACCTTGACTTTCCACTCGGCTTGCTCTTGTGCTTGCTCGGCTTGTGAACCCTCAGCATCTTCACAGTTGTCGAGAGGGTCGCCATCTCCGCCGTACCCACCACCTCCACCACCCTCATCATCTTCAAGGATGTTGTAGATACCATCGGATGTTCCGTTGCCTGCTTGGTAGATAGCATCGCTGAGTAAGCCACGCTCAGGCATCTTGCCAATGTTGTCATCGACTAGCAACTTGTTGATTACGTAGTCAGCCGCTTTGTTCCAACGGCGGTGTTGTCTCTCTTGTCTGCGGTAGTTGTGCTCAAGCATCGGATGTAAACACTCATGTGCTACAAGGAACTTCAACTCCTCATCTGTCAACTCGCTACAGAAGTCAGGGTTAAACTGCACACGCTTGCCATTCGTTGAGGCAGTCGGTATGTCACGGCTCAATACGAACGGCATGTTGAGTGCCACAGTACCAATGAACGGATGCTCAAGTATGAGTGCAGTCTTTGCTTTCGCAAGACGTATCCTCATCTTGGCTTCTTCTTGTGGGGTGATTGGTTTCACCTCCTCTTTAGGCATTACGCTAGTCATCATTTACCTCCCATGAAAACGGACATCTTGTCCATGATTGCTTTGGCTTCTGCCGCTGTATCACGGCGAAGATCGGGGTCGTTACGTAGAGCATCAGGATGCTTGAGCAACGTGGTTTCAACTTCTTGTCGAAGTGTTTCTAGGTTGGGGTCATCCATGAAGTTCAAGCGAGACAGTAAGTCACACTGTTCACGGATGTTCTCAACCATGCTATCTCGGAAGATAGACTTGGGGTCAGCTAGTTTCTCAGCCATGTGCTTGACCTTATCGTAGATGCGTTGCCACACCTCGATCATTGCCTTGCTCTGTGCATCAGCAACTCTACGCTCAACGTCTTGTTGGATGCGGGACAGTTCCTCTGAAGCTATCGACACACGGAAGTCACTGCTTGGTACAGGGAATATCGCTACGTCAAGATTGAACTTGTTGCCTATGTCATCAGGACTTGGGTAGTCATTGGCATCGTACAGACCGATAAGTAAACGCTTGGCATCTAGTACCAGTTGGGGATACTCATTACGGAAGTCAGACACAAGGCTATACCACTCGTTCTTTTCCTTGCGGAACTCAGTCATAAAGTTGAGGTAGTTGGATGTGGGTAGCATCATCGTGCCATCTAAACCCCACGGCAACGTGTTGTCATAGAACTTGGTACGGATGTGTGTTGACTTCTTGTGTACACGATCAAGTAGATCGTTCATTGGAAGCAAGACCTTGTTGTACCGACCCACATCTATGGTTGTCCCATGAGATGAGGCTACGTCACGTGTTACCCGCTTGTCGAACTTACGAGCAGTCCACTGTGATATGGATAGTTGCACTAGCAACGCTCTATCATTTAGATTCATACTGTCACTCCTAGTTGGTTGGTAAAAAGGGAGGGATGCAAACCATCCGAGTAACACAGGTTGCAAGACAAAGCCATCTGCATTTTGATGGGATGCCTGAGCGGTAGTGTTACGAAGGGAGTAGTCTGCATCCCAAACATCAGAACAATACTTCTTGGTGTTGTATCGACCACTTGGTAAACGCTTGAGTGTTGGCTAACTCAGGCTTCTTACGTGCCGCATAGCTGATCGTTAGCACACTGAACTCAGGTGGCATACGTTCGGCATAGGTACAAACACGTTCAAAGTTGTTCTCAGTAGCACGTTCAGCAATAGCACCGCTGAGTGCATACAACGTAGCAGGGTCAGTTGGTACTGCCGCAGTTGTTGGGTTGAGAAGAATGTTGTCAGGGTTCGGTAGCTTACGGAAGATTTTGATAAAGCCTACGAACTCAGCGGCACAACCCTCACCGACTGCACCTTTGAACGACTCGTACTCTGCTTCAGCAGGCACAGTACCAAGCACATCAGATACACCCTCTACCCAAGAGCGAGGTGTAGCGTTCTGGTCACGCTGTGGGTCATAGTCATGCAACAAGTTGGGACGAAAGCGAATGAACGAAATCAACTCAGGCTTGACGTTGTTCTGTAGTGCCCATGCAGTCCAGTCATCAAGGTGTGTATCGAGATCGTAGACTGTCTCACGATTACGCAAGTGACCAAGCACTCGGTTAGCACCTGCCCTGTCAGACTGGCGGTTACCAGTGGAGATTACCTGCCATCCATCAGGCATCGGTGTGCCGTGGAGAGTACGTGCTTGACAGATGTTGGCTAAGACTTTCTGTAGATCACTGCTTGCTTGGTTGCGATCATCGAACAACAGGATGCCACGCTCAGGTGCTTTGCCCTTGACAGGAAACCAGTCAGGCAACTTGTAGTTCAGCTTGTCCTCTCCGTTGGGGAACAGGATACCGAAGTCCTCCACAAGCATGGTTGGCATGTGACGTTCGATGCAAGGAACACCGAGTTCCTCAGCAACTTGTTGCACGATGGTTGTCTTACCACCGCCGGGACTACCCTCGATACAGATAGTGCGTTGGATGGGGAATAGAGACTTGATTGTCTCCTTAAGTAGGGTGGCTCGCATTAGTGGACTCCTCTGTAAAGTCTATGGTCAGGGCCGTAGGAGACTTGTTGTCCCTCGGTTCGGGTTTTCTTGGCATCAGGCTTTGATGCAAAGTACATTGGATTACCGTTGTCATCCTTGACAATGGCTCCGCTCTTTCTGTGTTTCAGCACAAATAGACGTTTCATAGCAACTCCTTAGTTACGATTGAGAGGGATAAACAAACACTCGTATGGATGACGTACCCCTTTAGCGTCAACATACGTTTCACCGCATCCAACAAGCCACTCAACTACGAGTAGCGTTGTGAACGCTGAGAACAGGAACATGAGTAGGACTGCACCTATCCCACGTAAGACTCGTTTGAATAACGAATCATTGATGGACACACCCATTGGCTTGAGTGGCTTAAACTTGAGTTTGTTTCTGAACATTACTATCTACCTCATCAGTTGGTGGGACAAGTTCTTCGTATGGATTGCCGTTGAACATACGAGCAATGGGAACAAAGGCAATGTCCCCCTCCACACGATTGACCATGCAGATGACTGCAACGGCTTCTCCTGTATTGACATCGGTACACTCCATGAGTGCAACGTCATCGTTATCGAACGCTTTACTCAGCGTCTTGAAGTTGGCAATATGCCCTTGTGCTAGGCTCATCGGTGTGACCCCCCTTTGTTGTTGATACCCTTGAGATCATCCATGTCAGTCAGCAACATGTAGTTGGACTTGTGCATAGGTGCTACTGTAAACTTACGTTGCTTGGCAATCTTCTCCCCACAAGCCATGCAAGTGGGTCTTGCCATAGCCCTCCGTTGAGGCTCTACCCTTACGGCATAGCAGGAGACACAGATAGGTAAGTGATAGTCCTCACTCATACTGTATCCCCCGAGGTTTACGCCAGTTGA